GCGGGGGGGGGGGTGTCCCCCCCGGCCCCCCGGCCGCCCCCCCCCCCCCCCCCCCCCTGGCGGTCAACTGGCGCGGCGCCCTGCAGTCGCCCTATCGACGAGTCCGAGGCGCTCGCGCAGGCGCCGCACGCTCGTTGCCGTCCAGACTCCGCCGCCAACGCCGCGCTCGCCCCTGGCGTTGAGCGCCCTCGCCGCGGCTGAATGGCTCAACTCCGCCAGTGCCTCCACGGTCGCCCGCCACGCCTCCGCGCGCCCTGCCGCCGCCTCGCCGCGCACCTTGGCGCTCGCCACACGGGCCGCCTCGCGATGACGCGCCAGCACGGCGGCGCCGTCAGGGTTGCCCAGCTGCACGCCGCGGGCTTTCGCAGCTTGTAGCGCCGCCTTGGTGCGTTCGGAAATCAGCCCGGCCTCCATCTCGGCAACCCCTGCGAGCATTGTCAACATGAGCCGCCCCGCCGGCCCGGCCACTTGGGGCATGTCGCAGAATGTCACTTCGACGCCCGAGTCGAGCAGTTCGAGGAGGAAGCGCGTCGAGCGCGCCAGCCTGTCGACCTTCGCGACGACGAGGCACGCGCCTGCACGGCGGGCGTGGTCGAGGGCGCGGCGAAGCTCGGGCCGGTCGTCGCGCCGCCCGCTCTCGACCTCGACGTAGGTCGCCAGGGGCTCGGCGCCGTTCAGGTGGCGCTGCACGGTGTCGGCTTGCGCGTCGAGCCCGAGGCCGCTCGCGCCCTGCTTCGCAGTCGAGACGCGGTAGTAGGCGACGGCCCTCATAGCGCGCCTCCCGCCTGCACGCGCGACGCCACATCCCGCTCAGTTCGCCCACTAAACGCCACACGCACGCGGCCGAATCGCCAGCCGCCCTCGCGGTCATAGCGCGCCTCGCAGTCCTTCTCGCTCTCCGACATGTGATTGAGCAGCACTTCGCCGTTTCGGGCTGCGAAGGCCAGGAGCGAGCTCTTGGTCTTCCTGCACGTGAAGCCGAGTCGGCGGCGGCTCCCGTCCGGAAAGAACGCGACGACTTCCCAAGCCGTCGGCCTGCACGCCATCGCGGATAGGGTGCGCGGCGAGCATTCGTGGTGCACGTTCAACATGGTCTCATTCTCCTTGTGCTGATTGCTTGTTCGAGGTGATGGGGCTGCACGACGCGGTGGCACGCCCGACTCCACGCTCGATAAGCCAAGCGTCGATCTCTGCAGCGTGAGCGCGTGCGTGCAGCTGCGCGGCTAGCGCCGCATAACCGATGGCGGCCTCGCGGTCGGCGGCCCGTCGCAGGACTGCAGCCTCGCGGCGCAGCTGTTCGGCCGTCCTCATGGCGAGCCTGCCCAGCCGAGCCCGGCCGCGAAGAGCAGCGCGAGCGCGGCGGCGTAGCCGAGCGATCTTTCAGTCGGCGGGCCATGGCGTCAGCCGAGCGCGGCTTGGACGGCGGCGCCGACGCTGGCCAGGACTTCGCTTGCGTGGGCGATGGCCGGCGCTGCGAACAGGGCTACGGCCAGGACCGCGACCAGCGGTGCGACCAGGCGGACGTGGATTCTGCTCATGTCTCGTCTCCTGAAACGTCCGTATGCGGACGTGACAGGCCCATCTAGGCCCCAAATAGTCGCCCGAGTCGAGCAAAGTATTCAGCTAGAGTCAGCGCCCCCCTAACGCCCGTGCAGAGTCCAGAGTGCCTAATGTCCGGTTAATCTGCCCGCCAGGACGCGGACCCGACTTCGCTTTGGAAGTATAGGTGGGCCTGCTCCCCCCTCTGTCCGAAGCCGCATGGCAGTGAATACTTGCGAATAGTCGGGACAACTGTCCGGCCTGAGAATTTTGGCAGGCAGTTTTTCGACCGTTCCGGGGGTTTCAATACTCCCCCCGGGTATGAGAAAATCCGTGTGGGGAGCGCCTAATTCGAGGCGCTCGAATGCGCAGGAAAGACGGCGCGCCGAAGCGCTTGCCGGTGAGACCGAAGACACCGACGGGCGTCGCCGTGAAGCTTCCGTTCAGCGAGGCGAAGCGGGCCGCGTTTCTCAGGGACCTGGCCTCTCATGGCGTCGCCCGCGAGGCTGCCAGGGCCGCCGATGTCCCCATGTCGACCCTTGCGTGGCATCGCCGGCGCGATCCCGCCTTCGCCGCCGAGTGGCGCGACTCCGTTGAGCAGGCGGACTCGGTCCTCGAGCGCGAGGCGGTACGTCGCGCGGTGGACGGCTGCGCGCGTCCCGTCGTGCAAAAAGGTCAAATCGTCCGCGACTCGAAGACCGGCCAGGCCGTCGAGATTGTCGAATATTCCGACCGCTTGATGGAGGTCCTGCTCCGCGCCCGCATCCCCAGGTTCCGCGAGCGCCGCGAGGTCGACGTTCACCACACGATGGCGGCGAACGCGGTCGCGTATCTCTCGGTCGAGGACGTGGCCGCCTTGAACCGCGACGAGCGCCGGACCCTTCTCGGAATCCTGCGACGCATCGCCGACTCTCGGAAGGCGCGCGCCGATGAGGAGGGCCGCCAGCTCGACGATTCGAGCGTCGTCGACGCCGAGTTCTGGGAAGCCGACGCGCTCCCGCCCCCCGACCCCGACGACCTCAAGGAGATTTGCTCGTGAATATGGAAGACGAACACGACCCGCGTGACGACGGCCTCGAGGCGCTGCTCGACGCGCTCGGCGACCGTGATTCTCGCTGGGGGCCGAACCTCATGGAAGTCGGCGGGCCTGACTGTTTCGCCCTCCTGCCGCGGCCGTGCGCGACAATCGAGGAATGGGAAGCCCGTTGGGGCGCGGCAGACCTCGCTCCCGCTTCGGAAGAACCGGCCGAGCCGCCAGAGCCCGAGACGCCGGCAGGGCCCCGCGAGCCGCGCGGTTACCGCGGCCCTCGCGTCATCAGGGTCTAGAGCTGTGGCTGTCTCGCGATGCCCCGCGGACCTCGGACCCGAGCCGGGGGACCCGACGCTTCAGGCGGCGCCGCGACGCTCGCCCCATGAGAGACTTTGGGCGGCCGTCGTTGGTCAATCCTGGCTGGACGCCTTCGGAGCCATAGCGGATGTAAAAGATTCGGAGAACGAGGACGCCGACCTCATCCGCGCGGAGGCGCGGCGCTGGATGACTTGGACGACGGGTGACTACGCTCAGGATCGTGAGACCGTCTGCTCGCTTGCCGACGTGGACTCAGACGCCCTGCGCGAGGCCGCGTTAAAGCGCCTGGCCTGGGAAAAGGCCTGGGCCGCCGAGCAGGACGCGGCTCGGAAGGCGCAACTCGCAGAGAAGGCCCGCAGCCTCGACGCGGCGCTCGCCGGCCTCGTCGAGCGCGCCGAGGCCGGCGACCTCGAGCCGGAAGCCCTCGACGCCGGCCTGACCGTGTTGGTGCAGAAAGAGGCGCGAGCCGCCCAGGACGCCGCCGCCCCGCTCCTGCCGCCGCGCATGTTGAACCTGCGGCGAGTCGACCGCGACTCGAGGCGCAACGCGCAGAAGCGCGCTGCATATGCGGCCAGGAAGGCGTCGGACCTTCGCCCTGCTTCGGTCGTGCCTTCGGCGCAGCGCCTCCAGGACGCCCACCCGCAGGCCTCGCAGCGCGAAGTCGCCGTTCCGGGTACCTGAAGGCCCAAAATCGCCGTCGCGCTGTAGGGCCTCCCTACGCGCGTTCTGGGGGGCGCAGCGTGCGTCTCCTCATAGAGTAGCAAAGAGTTTAATCCCGCTGTATTCCGTGTAAAGACGTTCTAATCCGTATAAAGATGAGTGGGGGTTGACAAGCCGACCGGCGGCCCGCAGATTCGTAGGGTCGAAACGTCGACACCTGCTCCCGTCGTGGCGAGATGCCGCAGGGGAGGCATACCTCATCCCAGCTGGCCAGGCGCCGCGGGACGGGTCCTAAGAGCCGGGCGCTCTCACCTCGACGAAGCCGACATCTCGTGTCCGCGCGCGCTCGTGCGCCGGAAGGAAAGGACGTTTCCCATGCCAAGTTCAGTTTCCAAGATTGCCGCAGGCCTCACCAAGAACGAGCGCAAGGGCGGACCACCGCCCCTCGCCAACCTGATTGGCGCCCCGCCCGACGCTGCCGCGTTGAACGCCTTGGCGGATAGCCTCTTCAGCAAGTCCGAACGCCTGCAGAAAATCTACGCGGGCATCACCACTCACATGGAGAAGTTCGAGGCGACGCGCCGCGCCGAGCTTCATGAAACCGGTCGCACCACCGACGAGCGGGGCCTTAGAGGCTGGCCCAAAAAGAAGGTGAGTGATCTCAGCGGCTTATGATTCTCTGTGCGTTGCGAAGCACACGGAGGATCGGATGGCCTGGACTGAGACCACTCGGGCGCAGCATGACCGGCGTTCC